CTTGCAAATTTTTGTTTAACGTTGGCTGCGACCGTACCCGGCAGAGGGGCACCAGTAGTCGATATACAAAGCTGACTAACCGGGACACCTGCCACCGTTCCCCAGGCAAACGAGCCGTCAGGTTGTACAAGCAGCACCTGCCCTGGCTGTCCGCCTCCAGGCAGCGTCTGATGCGGGTCCCCCTTGTCGCCAAGGTGCAGCGCCAGAGCATCGTCGGTCGCTGCCCCAATCTGCTTAGCGGTCACTTTGTGCGGGTTACAGATGTCCCCAATATGATCCCACGAGGGACGCAGGTATGCCCCACCAAGAATTCGGCGAGCAGCGCCGTCCCGAACAACCAACAGTTCATCTGTCTCGCGGCCTTCGCCTGAAACAAGGGGAAGCTCACTCATTTTACTCATGCGGACCTCCGGGGAGAAGCGGTTCAGAAGGCCAGGGAACAGCAGGATCCCCAGCCCCTTTCCATGGGAATCCCTCCTGCTGAGGCAAATCACGCAAGGCCTGAGCATATTCCAAAAGCCCCTGACTCTCTTCTGTCTGAGGCCTCACAAGAGCCTGCTCATCACGGTTTCTTTCGATGCGCCAACGAAATGCATGAAGCCGGGCATCTCGTTCAGCCCGAATTTCCGCGGCACAAACGCTCAGCCTAAGCTCAGCATTTTCAACCCATTCCTCACCCTGCCGTTCATGAAAACGCGACGGAGGAGAATTTCTGCAAACCACACAGCTCTGCAGGTCTTCTCCCCGAATCTCTGTAAACTCATCCCCGGCCATATGGACGGCGTCACCAAACCCAGCAGTAATTTCGGCAATACTCAGCTCCCGAATATCAGGCGAATAGAAATTCATCATTCGCTGAGCATCCTCAGAATTATCCGCCTTCAGGCAGCGAAGCTCTTCTCCATCCCGAACCACAAAAATACGAGACATGTCATTCTCCTTTACTGATACGCCCTCACCGTCTGCGTAATGCGTTCGAAGCCAATGCTTACGGCTGTCGATGTGGCGATATAAACATGTGAAGGATCATATTTGGAATATGCCGACAGGCCTCCAAGCACTCCAGAAGCCCACTTAAAGGTAATCGAACCTCTGCTGTCAGGAATTATATAAAAAGGCTGATATGGCTTTAGCCCTCCAAAAGTCCATGTCCCATCTCTCAGCAACGCCCCATGAGATCCTTTCTCATAAACACGCCGCCCTCCCTCCAGACTCGCGACACGTCCTGTAAGCGAATTAACCTTGCTCAAAGCCGAATTCGCCGTATTCCTCACCGGGGTCACCCGCTGATCCACAAGCGCAACTGTTGCAAGAGAGTTTCCCCCGCCACCAACATGAAGCCCCAGAGACGCAAGCGAAACAAGCGGAGTCCAGACCAAAGGCGCAACGCTTCGCAAAGTCCAGCCGCTGCCATCATCCAGCTGCAGCGCGACCTTTCCAATATCAGCCGAAGTAATATCCGCGGCCGCCATACGGTCAGCTGCACTGGAATAGTTTCTAAAAAAAGGCGAATGAGCCTGCCGGCCTTTGAGCTCGTGATGAATCATGGAAGTACCTCGAAAATTCTTTCGCCATCCTCGATGACATTTTCAATATTCCCCTCGGCATCTACCTCCAGCACCTGCTCAAGATTTTCTATTTCGCCAGACGGGAAGCTTATGGTCACGACCTCTCCTGCTCCCGGAGGGTTCTCCCGGGCAGTCACACAAACTTCATAAATTCGGTGCAGTTCAAGGTTATACAGTGTGAATACAGGCGCGGAAGTCTCCCCATCAAAAATCCATGCCGTGCCATATTCGCGATGAAAAATCCGCCAGCTGCTGGAAGCCCCTCGCCACGAAAGATCCAGCACCAGCTTTTCCAGCCCCTCAACTTTCCGGGACTGAGGCTGCACAGCAAGCCCGACAACGGGCTTCAGCAGGGAATAGTCAATCTCTGGAGGAATAGCGCCGTCTTCACGATAAATCTCATCCACATACTCAACGCACCGCAGCTGAACAGGACTTTGCTGCCCGCGAGTGATTCCTGTAATTCTGAACGGTTTCGCCTTAGTTTTCGTGCACGGCCCTGCAATCCAGCAATCACCTTTGTGAGGAGGCGTTTCCCACGGAACAGCAATATGAATGCGTGTTTTCCCAAACTGGTCAGGGAACGGAAAAAACAGCTCCTGCGCAGCTTCATCTGTCAGCACTGTCCCGTTTCCCAAATCAAGCTTTTTCCACCGCACAGGACTCTCCACCCGGGACACAACCCGTTCCTCAAGCCGCCCGTCCTGATGCCGCACCTGAATGTGCCAGCCCTGCTCAATCATCGCCCCGGAATCCAGCACAGCAATTTTCGACTCTGCATCCCGGTCCAGCCGGCCTCCATAGCCCCACTGCGGAACATCATGCTGGAGCAGAATCACGTCATAAACTTCATGCGCAAGGGCATCCTGTCCGGCTTCAACCGTGACGGTCCGCAAAATGTAGCGGTTCAGCGCCAGCCGAAAACGGGCATGCCGCACAGCCTGCTCGCGAGACGTACAGCCATAGAGCACAATGCCTGAACGAATCTCTTCCTCTTCGCTCGATGCCCATCCCGGGGCATACACAGTGACTGTTTCCCGTTCAAAATCCCGGTTTCGGTCCCAGTAGCTCACCTCCAGAACATTGGCGCGCTGCTCCTGCGAAAGATATTCCTCCCGAAAACTGTCTGCGACGATATTCCCGACGCACAGCAGATCCCGGGGCTCACCGGGGCCTTCAAATACCGGACAAAAATGAGTTCCGCGCAGCACAACCTGTCCACGCCCAATGTTTCCAATACGGTCCAGAATACTCGGCAGACTGGCAGCTTCATCCACCACAAGGTTCAGCTCGAGCTGTCGCTCGGAGCAAAAAGCCGCCCACAACGCAAAATTCTGCAAACGTGAAACGGCAACGCTGCCCCCGTAACTCCGGTTTGCCAGTGCATCCCAGCTTGCCCATGCAGGATTGCTCGCAGGCCTGCTTCTCCACTCCGAACCATCATGCACCAGAACGTTCTTCCGCTCGGCAATGCAGGTCACACGCGGGTTTGGGTTAGAAAGCTCAACCGCAGGAACATTGACCCACGCCAAAAGCGAGCAGCCCGGGTAAGCCAGGTCCTCATAGGCAATCTCCTGCATGTATTCGAGGAAACAGTCATTGCTGTATGAAACACCAGAAGGAGGTTCCGAAGCAAAACGGGCCCGAATCTCATAGCTGCCCCGGGCCAGATGATCACGCCGCACAAAACGGCGAACAGCGCCCTGTCTGGCTGCGCTTATGGTAAAGGTCTTAAAATTTTGCCAGCCAGCTCCAAGCTTTCTGAACTGAATTTCGACACGGACAGAAGCGCTTTTGACGCGCCCCCGGTCGTCCAGATGAAACAAGGCCGGGCAGCGGAGTCCTATGCCCAAAGCCTGCAGGCCGTCTCCATCAGAACGCACTGGGGCACTCCAGCTGGTAGACAGCCTGACGTCTATTCCCTTGTCTTTTGTAATGTCCGAAAACTCCTGAAGCACACCCTGCCCGGGGCTCCCAAGCTGAGTTTTAATCTGCCCCAGCGAGTTCACAGCGCTTCCATCAGCACGAACATCAGAGATACTGTCGAGCTCATGCCCGGCAACAAGGAAAAGATAATGAAGAAACTGGTTCTCTCCGTCTGTCGTCACATGGCGGGCAATCAGATATGGCGTCACACGGGTGCGGCCATAGATAACGGGAATGCAGCCGCCGTTCATCGCAGGATTGCCAGCGGGGTTATATGAATAGCTTGGGGAGTCCACTCCCGGATCATCCAGTGAATCCACGCTGGCGGTATCGGCGCTGGCTGGAGGCAAAGCCGCATTCACCAGCATTCCGCCAGCGACGGAAACAGCGCCGGCAGCCAGACCAGACGCAACAAGAGAACCTGTTGTATACGCCGTCACACCAGCGGCACTCACAGTGGTCGCTCCAAATGCCGCGAGGTAATACTGCTGCGTCACAACAGCAGCAGCCACCACGGCAAGCATCCCAACAGTCCGCCCAAAGTCACTAAAATCTTCGATAAAAGGGCAAATGCGAATGCAGTCCCCGGGAACAGGAAAGGTTTCCCGTGCCCGGCTGCTTACGTCCTTTCCGGAAAGCCCTACAGCCCAGTGGAGCTGCGCCCCAAGGACCGGATGCCGCCGCAAGAGTTCTGCCTGAACGTACTCATGCACGCTCCTGCCACTTGCAAAGGGAACCGTACGGACTTCCCGCTCAGGGCTAAACGGATCCGGGCGATACAGAATATGAATGCTAGCAGACACGGTAGTACCCCCTGACGGTATGAGCGACACAGGGACTGGACAGCCGGACAAGGTGACTCACCCGCCCCCGGCGGGTATGCAGCATGTTTCCGTCACCGGTATAAATTCCGACATGATTCACAACCCGGGGAGCCTTCGGGCAGGTAGCCAGACAGACAAGACACGGCTCCTCAGGAAACGCGAGAGGAAGCAGGCGCCCGGAGGAAGAGACCTGCTGGAGAATTTCAGGAAGTTCCGCCTGCGTTGCACAGGCAAAATCCGGGACGGCAAGGCCATAGGCCCGAAGCACCAGCAGGGCCAGCCCGCCACAGTCTGCTCCAGACATATTCCTGCCACCATCCCGGTACGGAATACCTATGAACTTTTGCAGATCAGGCCTTAACACCGTGCGCTCCTGCAGCGGGGAACCCGCCAAAAAGAATGGTTCTCGGCTGGCCATTATAAAAACGGCCATGATCCGCGTCCGCACTGCTGCAGGCTGGCTTTCGCCGGCAGTCCGCCAGCGTATGGTCACAGCTTTTGACAAAGCGGCACACATCCGTCTGATGGCTGCGGTACCGGCAATAATTATTCAGCACCCGCCCAAGGGGAAAACGTTTCCGAAACGGGCTTGCCGCGCCAAGCGTAAACGTTGCCCACTGTGCAGTTACTGAACTTTTCAGCACGGTAAACTCATCCTGCGTCCAGACCTCATCGCCAGTCGCAGAATTGATGAGCCGAATCACTGCCGTGGAACCGACCAGCCCGCCATGCTCTTCCAGATAGATCTGAACCTCACGGGTCAGGTTCGAAACATTGGCAGTCAGTCCGGGGAGCTCCCGGGCTTCCTGATCCCGCAGTTCGGAGAGAACGACAGGTGCAAAGTGCCAGTCATGCCCTCCCCAGTGGACGGTTTCAGTGTTATCCGTATAGCGCAGAGCCGTCCCATCCGGCATGCGCAACTCAAAAAGGAACAGCTCAACTCCGGAGCTGTGCAGCCCGTGCATTTCCAGAACTGATGCAGGAGACAGCGTTCTCATCAGGCTTCCTCCAGCTCGACCGAAACGCTGTAGCGCCCCGGAGCAATATATTCATAAGGGATTTCGTCTGTAACAAAATGCATGGCCCGCTCTTCACCTGTTCGCGGATCCGGCCAGATGAACGCACCACCCTGATGCTCTCCAAAAAATTCCAGCAGCAGGTTGAGATCCGCTTTTGGCATGGAATCAAAACGCAGACTCACCCGGTCAATGCTGCGCGTTGCACGGGCCCGGGTCTGTGTGTATCCCGCCTCGTACTCAAGCTTGACCAGCGGCTTGCGTCGAGCACCTGAAAGCCCCGAAGGACCGACTATTTCAGGCCAGCGTGCCATGTCTCCTCCTAGTAGCCTGTCAGGCCGAGGCGTTCGCCAACCCCGCCAATGTTTCGGGAACATCCTTCAAGAAAAAGCTGAATGACCTGCCGGGCAGGATCCTGCGAAAGCGTAGCGTTTTTGACCTGCAGGGGCTGCCCGCTCTCATTGTGAATCTGAACCTCAAGCTTTGCCGGCCCCCGAGCAGGAGCAGCAGCCGCGCCAGACATTTCCACAGGAATTTTTCGACCGTCAGGAAGCGGAACATGAGCTTCCACCGGGTAGCGCCCCTCAGACACAAGAGCCATTTGCGGACCATAGGAAATGCCCCCCGAGGCAAAGCCTGTCATTCCGGAACTGCGAAGGCCGCTAAACTGTGCATTCACATTTGCAGAGGGTGCCGTCAGTCCTTGCACAAAGCTTGAAAAACCAGACAGCATGGCCTTGCCTGTCTGCTGACCAAGGATGTCCGAGAGGTAACGGGTCACGGACTGCCCCCACGCAGCCAGATAATCTCCGGCACTGTCGAGCTTGCCAGTAAAGCTGTCATAGAACATGTCACCCATTGCGTAGCCAGAAGCCCGCCCTATCTCCGAAGCCAGCCCTGCAATCTCGGAATATTCACTCTCCAGCCCCAGAGTCATGTTGCCCATGCCTTCATTCCACGCCTCAAAAAAGCCCTTCACTTCCTCTTTGGTGGAGGCAATGTCGTCACTTAGAAGGCCGCTAACACTGGTCCCATCACCCTCGTACTTTTTCGCAATTTCAGCCTCTGCAAGCTCAATGTACGTTTTTAGTTCCGGGTTGGTTTCACCCAGAACCTTCCCCAGTTCTTTCGCTTTTTGTGCGAGTTCAAACTCTGCGAATTCCCGGTCCGTCATGCTCAGCCGGGCAACTTCCTTTCGAAGACGGGACAGGCTCTGAGCTGCTTTTGACACTTCTGAGCTGGATGACGTTGTTTCTGTTCCTGTCCCTTTGCCCTCACCGCCTTTAGTTGTCCCTCCTGAAGCGGGGGCGACAGGCTTCGCTTTATTGATGCTCTCAATGAGCTTTTTCCGCTCCTGTTCCAGCTTCTCAAGCTCAACTATCTCATCTCTCATCGGAGCATGAATGTGATACCCGAAGCTGTCGGAAAACATATCCTCCTGATAGGAATCACTCTGATACTTCTCTATGTCTTTTTTGCGGCTCGCAATTTTCCAGTCGAGAATATCCAGCTGGTCGCTCATGGACTTCTGCTCTCGAACAGACTTGATCGTCATGGCCAGCGAATGAAACGACTCCGCCAACGCGTCGACCGTGGAACCAAAGCTTCGCGTCTGCTCAACGCTCTCAAGAAATTCACGCCAGCGAAAACTCAGCGTGTCGAGACTGCCACACAGTCCACCTGCTTCGGCGTCCGAAGCTCCCCCAACCTGCCGACGAAGAACATCCAGGATCTGTGCCTGCGCCCCGGCCGCATCATTGGCATCCAGCATCGCCTTGATGAGCTTCTTTTCCTGCTCCGTAAACGTCACGCCAACACGGCGCAGCGCTGTCAGCCCTGTCACAGGATCCTCAAGCGCCTTGCCAAGCATGGTCACCGAGATTTTCAGACTCTGCCCAAAGGTCGCAGACATGTCCTGCCCAAGGGCAATAGTCTGGAGAAAAGTCTCACCCTGAATAGACTTAAACGTCATCAGAGTGTTGATGGCGTCCATAATTTCGTTTCGGTCTCCAAGTGTGGCAAGGTCCCGATTTTTGGCAAAGCGCTCCAGCTCAAGGGCACTCAGCCCGGCAGCACTGCCCGTCGCCTTGAGCAAGGCATCCGTTCGGCGCATACGCTTGTCCCACTCGGCAAAAGACATTGTGCCCTTAAACATGGCAGAACCCACGGCACCAATGCCGCCAGCAGCGCCCAGACCTGCAGGGCCAAGAGATCCCAGAACCCGCCCCAAGGCTCCTGCCTTTGCGGAAAGGCCAGACATGGCGCCGGAAGCTTCGCTGCAGGCGGCCCGACTCAGGGACCCAAAACGGGACTGCGCCCTGCCAGCTTTTGCAGACTTCTTCTCAACACGCCCAAGATCACGCGCCAGTTCGTCAAAGGCTTTTCTGGTCCTGTTTTGTGCCGCAAGAATGATGTCCTGCCGTTCACTTTGACTCATGCTCTAACTCCGTGCCTTTTCATAAGCCGTCCCGCAGGAACTGCACGCCAGTGCAAGCCCCCGCCCAAACCGCTGTTTGCATTCCCGGAGATTCCTGCCTCCGCAGGCAGTGCCAATCTTCTGCCGAGGCTGTACCTCAGCTTTTTCCCGCTGGTGCGGATTCCATTCCACGCCCAGAAGAGAGAGCACTGCTTCCTGAAAAATCCGCTCACGCTCAGCGTGCATCAGCCACGGCTCTATTTCTCCGGGGCGCACGCTCCAGAGCACATTTTCCCGTCTGGTGATGTCTCCCCGGCAGAGCATGACAGTCCAGTGCTCAATGTAGTCGGGGAGTTCATGCCAGAGGATTCCCGCGCACTCGCCGACGCCCTGACGGTCTCCCCCATCATGACAAGAGTCAGGTTCGCCGCTGTAAACTCCTCCACCAGTTCCGGCCAGCCAAAAAAATCATTCAGCACCTCAAGGGCTGTACTGGCGGGACAGTTCTTCTGGAGTTCCAGAGCAAGAGCTTCAGTATCCTTTGCCTGCAAAGGTTCCCCTTCTGGAACAAGAATCACGGCAAGAAACAGGAAAAGCGCATCCCCAAGGGCTGCGGCAAGAGCCGCTCCATCCTTTGCACTGGGTATACTGGCGTCTCCAAGAACTTTTGAAAGCTGGAGGAGTTGCCCCAAAACAGGAGCAGCCTGCGTGTATGTTTTCCCGCCAAAGCTGTAGCTTTTGCTCTGCATGCCTGCCTCCCTAGAAGTAAATAAGCTGGAATTCATCATCACCATGAACGCCCGTCAGCGTGAACGAAAGTGAATAGGTATTTCGCCCCTCACGGTCTGCATATGCCGGCGCTTCCGAATGTTGCACAGCAGGAGCCAGCACAAGAATTCTGTTCCCCGGGGCCGAACCAACAAGAGCCTGAACGCGAGCAGTCTCGCCAGTCTCCCATGACATAAACGGATTCATGTTTGCGAGGCTGTCTGCCTTGGGATCAAGGCTGCCAGAAGGCGTGCGGCCTGTGATGGAGAATCCACGAACACCATCCGCAGCGTTGATGTCGTCATCGCGCACCACCGTATTGGCAAGGTCAAAGTTCACGGCCGTCACACCCTGCGGAGAATACGCTCCAATCTGCAGCCCCATGTCCACGGCAAGAGGTGGAAGCGCAGGATCAATGTCCGGCACAGGCTGCTCAACTTCATCTGGCCGCACATACCGGCCATTCAGGCTGAAGCTAAAAATTCCCGGTGCACCATTAGGCAGCTCAAGGCTCAGGGTCCCGCGAGCTCCGGGCAGGCGGTGCCGATGCCCATCCATGAAGCTGTAAAGCGTTACAGAACTCATGGCCGAAGGATCCGACACGGGGAGATACCGCCAGCCCTGAATAATGCTGCCAGCTGCTGTGACCTGCGCCGAGCTTTCACTCCCGGCCAGCTCTTCATCCGGGGCAAAATCTCCCTGTACCCCCGCAAGAATCAGCCCCTGCACGCCATGAGCAGAGACCTCCGCCAAAAAAATTCCTGTCGCCCCACTGCCCGCACCTGTAATCGTTTCACCCGGCAGACAGGCCTCTGCTGATTCCGACACAGGTACAAACACAACGCTTTCGCAGGCCATGCCACATGCCCGAAGAAGAGCGTCAGTCTCTGGACGCCGAACAGCACTCCCTTCCAGTCCACCACCCCGGAGCTCATGCCGCCCCGTGTAGCCGCTGGCCAGCTTGCCATTCACGTGTGGCACAGGTGACAGGCTCGGAGAAATACGATCATTGCTCACAGCCTCCCCTGTTGGCGTCACGGTAGATCCGGACAGCATCATCAGAGCATCAGCTGCTTCTGGTGCAGCATCTTCGCCGTATGCGGTTTCTACCTTGGCAAAAAGCGCCTGCCGGGTAGTCAGCTTTTCCTGAAAAGTCATGACAGAAGCCTCCTAAATGGGGTCATGGAAAGAAAGGGCAAAGCCATAAAAAGACCCAAAGCCCTGATAACTCCACTGCCGGTCCTCCGGAGCAGGAACAGGCGTGCACACAATGTTCTCTTGCAGCAGGGCCGCACACGCGACTCGCTCGCACCGCGCGGCAAGGCGCTCATGAGCCTTTCGCCCGGGCTGATAAAAATATCCATCTTCATGCTTTTCGTAGCCATCGGCACCAGAAAAAACACCCAGAAGAAGCAGGTGCTCCCGGTCCATCAGATCAGACGAACGGGACCGGTCCGTGCTCACAATCTGCACGCTTGGCAGTTCATCCAGAGAAGGAGTTTCATCCGGAATGAATCCGGCAAAAATCGACAGAGTCCTGCACTGGGAAATGATGTCCGGATCCTTCGCCAAAGCAGCGGCAACGGCTTTCATGATTCGATCAAGCATTTTCACTTCCTGCGGAGTTCATAGTTCAGCTCCTGCGTAAAGACATGGAGCAGCCTGTCACTGGTTCGCCGGGCCAGCCGGCGCTGAAAGCTCTTGCGACGATAAAAAGTCATCATGGACGGTCCATAAAGGCGGCGTACGGGAAGACGCTTTGCGCCCTTGCGCTTCTTCAGCCTCCTCCG